ACTTTAAGGCAAATTATCCTGATAAAAACAACCACAGTATCGACTGCTTTAGGTACGCATTACAAGATGATATGATCTATGCACGTTCAAGAGTGAGGAAAAAACCAACAGGCTTCTAATAATTATGCAGTTTCAATGTTTATTTACCTTTATAAGCATATAACTAAACACTTACAAGCCCTCTAGCTGGGGTTTCGTCCCCAAAAGTAGGTTTAGTTGACATAACACATATTAAACGAAGTTACGGAGGTGACACGGTGACACCAGAAGATATTACTTTTCTACGAGAAGGCGAAGAATGGCCACACGACAGAGAAAGGATTCGGAAGTATGAAGATTACAGGAAATTATTCATTGGATCTCATGAGCAAATAGACGGCTGGAAAGCAGCGTTCAACATTATACAGCGTGAAGATAAGCATCTAATACACGTGCTGCACGACCTACCTAAAGCAATTCCTAAATTATTCGCTGACCTTTTAGTCGGAGAAACTCCTAACATCACGGCAGAAAATGAAGAAGATCAAAGTTGGCTAGACGACTTCATAGAGAGAAACAAGCTCTACAGGCTTATTCACAAGGGCGTTCACTCTCAAAGCTACAGAGGAGATGCCGTCTTGAAACTATCTCTCGTTGATGGCAAGGCTAAACTCTCCTTAGTTCCTGCTAGTTACTGGTTCCCGATAGTTGATGAATCTGACGTCACGGAATTTAAGGGACACGTATTTGCATGGGTGATTCGACGTGGTGATGTAGAGTACTTGAGAGCAGAGATTCATCTGCCGGGATACGTTTATCAGAGGGCATTTAATCTAGTTGGAGGGCGAATCGGTTCAAGGGTAGACGTTAAATCACTTGGAATCGATCTTGAAGAAGATATGCCAACAGGCATTGAGGAGATGTTAGTTGCTGTTGTCCCGAACAGGGAATTAGACGACTCGACCTTTGGACTATCAGACTACGAGGGAATAGACAGCCTGTTCCAACAGTTGGATATGCGACTTTCACAGATTGCTAAAATCCTCGACAAGCATTCTGCACCTGGTATGTATGGCCCTGCAATCATGAATACAGACCCCGAAACAGGAGAGGTACAACCTCACAGGACAGACGCATATATCGAAATCCCAGATGGAGGTGTTACACCTGGCTATCTAACTTGGGACGCTAACTTAGATGCTAACTGGACGTATCTTGAGAAGATACTTGATGCTATTTTCATAGCTACAGGTACTAACAGAGCGTCGTTCGGACTTTTAGACGGTACTAACGCATTGAGTGGATCTGCCCTCAAGAAAATACTCATGAGGACGCTACAGGAAGTAAATAACAAGCGTATTAAATGGGATGAAGCGTTAAAGTATATCATTCCGCTTGCTGGCAAGCTTGAAAGAGCAAACAATGTTACCGCCCCCGAAGATTTAGTACTCCAAATCGAATGGCGAGACGGACTCCCTAACGACCCTAAAGAAGATGCGGAGATTGAAGCAATCCGTACAGGCGGGAAGGCTACATCTAGCGTATGGAGTGCAATTCGAAGACTAGACGGTGGAACCCCCAAGTCAATCGAGGAGGAAATAAAGCAGATTGAAGCAGAGGAAGAACCTGCCCCAATAATGACACAAACCATTATGCCGAATTGGCTTGAAGGTTTAGAAGGGGGTGGAGAGTGATGGCACTGGGAAAGTTTTATGTGCAGTTTGATGGCTCTCGGCTACAACAACAAATTGATGTAGCCATCAAACATTTAACCAATATGCTTGAAGAGCTTGAAAGCACAGGGTGCAGAACAATAGAAGGGACCATATCCGACAAGAAGGTTGCCTATGTCACAACTCCTTGTTTGGACGTTGAGAACCTTATAGATGCAATCACAGAAGCAATACAGAAATCTATCAAGGTTGATATAAGATGAATGAACTTGAACAGCTAATAGCCATATACCAGAAAGCACAACAACGCCTTCTGGAACTTGCAGTTAATACGAAGGGTAAGGGAACGGCTCACTACTACAAGAGGTTAGGTGCTGACGTTAACAACATTATCCTAGACCTCAAGGTTGCGTCCAGAAGGTACGCAGGTACAAATATCCCTAAAGAGTATTTTTATGGCGTTAAAAAGGCATTTGACGGCTTAAAAGCATTGGGAATACACCTCGGAGGAACTTACGCCTTTGCTAAAGTACACCAGTCAGCCGTGAAGGTCTTAGTCGACAATCTAATCGACAACCTAGACGAAGCGTTAAACACGGTTGGGCGAAGAATAAATGACGCTTTCAGAAAAGCTCAGCTCGAACAGATAATCGAGAAACAAACTACAGGGCAGACCGTTAAGAGAGCGTCAGCGTCACTCAAAGAAAAAATAGAAGATCAAGGAATCGGTGCTTTTACGGACACAATGGGTAGAGTCTGGCAGATGGATCGTTACTGCGAAATGGTTGTAAGAAGCGTAACAAGAGAAGCGACCAATACTGGCCTTCTCACACAACTTCAGCTACTTGGGTATGACCTTGTTAAGATGTCCTCTCACCGTTCGCCATGTCCGATATGCGCGCCCTTAGAGGGTAGAGTGTATTCGATCACAGGCAAGACTGAAGGATATCCGAAGCTAGACAAAGCTTTCGGAGAATACGCAAATGTTCACCCGAATTGCAAACATGTATTGGTGCCGTATATACCCGAGCTTGATCCTAATGCCGACAAAGTAAAGGCATTCTCTAACCGTTCTTTCTCGGATGATCCTCGATCTGCCGAAGAAAAGAAGGCTTACGAACAGGCACAGAAACGCAAAGCCAAGATACGAGCGACCAAGAAACAATGGGAGCAGTACAGGGCAAGGCTAGGGGATAAGGTGCCGAGTCTCTCGACATTCAAGAAGCTGAAAGAGAAAGAGGACAAGCAATATAAAGATTTACAGAAGCTATTTAGGGAATCCAAATAGCGACTTATATTATGTACTCCGTCCAAACTTGCTCAAGACGCTAAACTGGCAAGGATAAAGCCGACAGGCTCTAAATGGAGGTACACAAATGGAAAATATTAAGTTTGATTTACAGTTTTTTGCTGAAGACCCTGACGAGGGGAATAATACGGACCCTACAAAAGAATCTGCAAAAACTTTCACACAAGAAGATGTTGACTCTATCCTTTCTAAGAGACTGGCCAGAGAAAGAAAGGCTTGGGAACAACAGCTTGAGGAAGAACGAAAGAAAGCTGCTATGACAGAAACCGAGAGATTAAAGGCTGAGTCTGAACAAAAGGTAAAGGAGTGGGAAGAAAAGTACAAAACTGCCACCGAGCGTATTTTGAAAGCTGAAGTTAAAGCGGCTGCTGCCGAGATGGGAATAGTTGACCCAGAGGTAGCTTTTTTGTTGCTCAAAACAGATGAGGTCAATGAAGATTTTTCAAACGTCAAAGACCTTTTGGTAGAGGTGATAAAGGAGAAACCGTACTTGAAGAAATCTGCGAATATTGGTGGAGGAACGAATCCAGGAGCGTCACAAAATGCGAAAGAAAATCCGTGGCTTCCAGAGTATTTCAACTTAACCAAACAGGCGAGAATTTTACGGGAAGACCCCGAACTCGCCGCAACTCTGAAACGAATGGCCAGATAAGGCCAAGAAAAAGATAGGAGATGATTTAATTGGCTAAAACCAAGATTGCGGACATCGTTGTCCCAGAAGTATTTAACCCCTACGTTATCGAGCGCACTGCCGAACTATCCGCTCTCTGGCAGTCTGGCATTGTAAAACGCACTCCCGAGCTTGACTCACTTGCAAGCTCTGGCGGCACTATCATCAATATGCCTTACTGGGAGGACTTGACCGGAGCAGACCAGGTCCTGTCCGACAGCGATGCACTCGAGGTCAACAAGATCACCGCTGGTCAGGACAAGGCAGTCCTGCTCATGCGTGGTAATGCCTGGTCTGTAAACGATCTTGCAAAGGCTCTTTCCGGGGATGATCCCATGAGAGCGATCGGCGACCTTGTCGCTGCCTACTGGGCCCGCAGGTGGCAGGCGGTCCTCTTGAGCACCCTAAGCGGTGT